TGCTTTTTGCAGAAGGCAACGCTATAAAGTATATCTGTAGACACCAGTCAAAAGGAAAAGAGGAAGATGTGAAGAAGGCAATCCATTATCTAGAAATGATACTAGAGAGAGACTATTCGTGAGAAGTACACAAATACCTCTATTTACTCCAGAAACAGAATGGGTGATGCCAGATGAACTTAAAGATCTTCGCGGAGCCAAACAAATAGCAATCGATTTAGAAACTAATGATCCAGACTTGAAAGAGCTGGGTTCTGGTAATGTCACTGGAAAAGGGCACATTGCTGGCGTTGCGGTGGCCGTAGAAGGCTGGTCAGGGTATTTTCCTATAGGACATGAGTCTAATGGTAATATGGATAAAAAACTGGTGTTTTCATGGTTGCAAGATATGTTTAATCAAGAGGCTACCACCTTCATATTTCACAATGCAATGTATGATATCTGTTGGTTAAGGTCAGTAGGACTGACCATTAAAGGTAAAATTGTAGACACAATGATAGCTGCGTCTTTAATTGATGAGAATAGATTATCTTATCAATTAAATACGTTATCAAAATATTATGTGGGCATGGGTAAAGATGAAAATATTTTAAACGCTGCAGCAAAAGAATACGGCATCGATGCTAAAAAAGATTTGTGGAGATTACCTGCAATGTTTGTAGGTCAGTATGCAGAACGTGATGCAGAGTCTACTTTAAAACTCTGGCAACGATTAGAAACAGAAATGTATCAACAAGAATTATGGGATGTATTTAATCTTGAAACAAAATTATTTCCGTGTCTAGTTGACATGAGATTTAAAGGTGTAAGAGTTGATTTAGAAAAAGCAGACAATATTAAAAAATCTTTGATGCACAAAGAGAAAAAAATATTAAATAAAATCAAACATTTAACTGGTGTTGATGTGGAGATAATGGCAGCACGTAGTATTGCCAAAGCATTTGATAAATTAAAACTGCCGTATGACAGAACAGAAAAAAGTAAAGAACCTAGTTTTACAAAAAACTTTTTACAAAATCATCCACACGAATTACCAAAAGCAATCGCTGAAGCAAGAGAAATAAATAAAGCTCACAGCACATTTATTGATTCAATAACTAAACATGCAGTTAATGGTAGAATACACGCAGATATAAATCAAATACGATCAGATGCAGGCGGGACGGTGACTGGTAGATTTAGTATGTCTAATCCAAACTTACAACAAATACCTGCAAGACATCCAGAGTTAGGTCCTTTGATTCGATCTATATTTATTCCAGAACAAAATCATACGTGGGGATCTTTTGATTACTCACAACAAGAACCTAGAATATTAGTGCACTATGCAAAGCTACAAAACTTAACTGGTGTAGATGAAATTGTAGATGCATACAATGCAGGTGATGCAGACTTTCACCAAGTTGTTGCAGATATGGCAGGCATAGAACGTAAACAAGCCAAGACAATTAATTTAGGTTTAATGTATGGGATGGGAAAAAATAAATTAATGGCAGAGTTAGGATTAATGAAAGAATCTGCAGAAAAATTAATTAGGCAGTATCATACCAAAGCGCCTTTTGTAAAACAATTAATGGATAATGTATCTCGTAAAGCAAATGATCGAGGAAAGATTAGAACTTTACTTGGCAGAGCCTGTCATTTTGATTTATGGCAACCTGTTCAATTTGGTGTATACAAACCTTTGCCATTAGAACAAGCGAGAAAAGAGTATGATGAGCCTTTAAAACGTGCATTTACTTACAAAGCTTTAAATAAACTAATACAGGGATCGGCTGCTGATATGACAAAAAAATCAATGGTAGCCCTCTATGAAAATGGTATAGTACCTCACATTCAAATTCACGATGAAGTTGATATTTCAGTGGAGTCGAATGAAAAGGCAGAAGAAATAATTGAGATTATGGAATCTGCAGTAGAACTAAAGGTCCCTAACAAAGTAGATTACGAGTCGGGGGCTAACTGGGGTGAAATTAAATAATGGCATATTTAAATGCAAACATACCACCAATATACGCCCAAATAAAAAGGGAGTATTTGTATGACCTTAAAAAACACCATGGCGAAGTTGAAGATTGTATTATCTTCGGCATATCGAGTCTTGGTGGAAGGGCTATATTATTTCACGCTCTTATGGGTAACGGTGCAATATTTTACCGCCTACCTATTAGCGCTTTTATTCAGAGAGGATACGACCCGACCAGAGTTCCCAAGCGCAGGCTGGATGAACTTGAGCTTTGGAATTCTTTCTCTTATTATCCTACTGTCACTCACTGGGCTATTTTAAGCGCAGCTTCCGGTTATTATTTTGGTAAAGATAAAAAGAAACACTATGGGTCTTATTTATTTACTATTGACTGGGGACACCCAGATGCTAATATATTAGACACTGACCATTCAGAGATCCCGCACGAACATAAGTGCGCACACATAATTGCTCTAGACGATGGCAATTTTGCAGCACAACCTAACAATAGATGTATTTGGGATTTACCTTCATTTACTGTCAAAGATAATATCCCTGATTGGAAAGTACAAAGCAACGAATGGAACGTGGAAGATTCAGGTAAGTGGAGAACCGCAGATACTGATGACTTCTTCTACGAGATTGAGGAGCAAAAAAATGATTGATAAAATTAAAAATGCAGCAATGCACTACTGGACTGAACACAAAAAAGTAGTAATCGCTGTGGCTGTTGTAATTATTATAGCAATAATATTGTAGGTTTTATGACAGGAGATTGTTATGAATTACAAATTCACTGCAATACTCATAATTCTATTGTGCCTTATGGCAGTTTTTTTAGAACCTGGATATATACCTAGATGAGTAAAAAGCCTTTAAACATATCTGAAGAAGCAGCTGTGCAAATGCCGATGAAGACGGTTGCCAGTTTGATCGCGATGATCGCGGTCGGCACCTGGGCTTATTTTGGTATTCACGAAAAACTAAATCAACACAGCACAAAGATAGAGTTGATGACAAAGGACTTAGAACAAAACTCAGAGTTTAGAATTAAATATCCACGTGGAGAACTTGGTCAATCAAGTGGAGAGGCAGAGCTTTTCATGTTGGTGGAACACTTAGCAGGTGTTTTAGAAGAGGTAGATAAGGAAGTGAAGAGCATGAGAAACAATGCAGTAAACATAGAATTTTTAAAAGATAGAACGAAAAAACTTACAGAAGACGTAGAAAAATTAATTAGAAATGGATCCGGAGCACACTAATGGTTGAAGTTGTTTTTGCTTTATTACTTATTGTAGACAATAAAATTGTGGAGCATCGTATTCAAGATAACCTCAGTTCATGTCTCAAGGCCAAGCGATACGCTATGAAGGACAAAGGCGCTAAAGATAGGGTCACCTACCAATGCCTAAAGTCTAAGGCAAACATAGAGATATATATGGGGGAGAAAAAAATTACCTCATTGATCCTTGACTAATGAAGAAGGTCAATAAAAAACGCAATCCTGTGGCAAAACAATTAAGACATTTTAAGAAAAAAGTGTTAAAGAATAAAAAAGCATATGACAGGAAAAAATTTCAAATTTCAAGCTGAAGTAGTCACAGGTAAATGTCCTACTTGTGAAGAGCTTACAATGCTAGTCGGAATTACAAAATCTTTTTTTAGGTGTATGACTTGTGGTGCAGATCTAGAACAACATATAAATGGTAAAATAAGTTATATACCAGCGTTGCATAGCAATACATTAAAATCTGATTTAACAAAGTATTTCGATGGCGAAGAAGTTTAAAGATCACGTAGCACACGAACCTGTTTTTCACAAAACGAGTATTGGACGTAAACCAAGTTTAACAAAAATGAACAAATCGCGTCGGCGTAGTTTCAAAAAATACCGCGGCCAGGGGAAATAATGGAAGTAGCTTTAATATTATATATGTGTTCTGCAATAGAAAAAACTTGTTTAGATCCATACGTATGGCCAGAAACGTTTTATGATAAATATGGTTGTATGGTGCAGGGCTACAAAGAAAGTGGAAAAAAGATAGCAGAAGTTGGGCGAAAAGATGTCAACCAATATGATCTTTATATTAAATTTGAATGCACAGAATTTAAGATAATCTTACCAAAACCTAAACCTAAAATTACAACCTAGAATTGTTTTAAAGTGTCTGTCCGTCCCAAGAAAGGGACGAACAAACAAAAGGTGTGAGAAGAGATCTTCTTTTTATATTAAATAAATAATACTTGCAATACTTGTTTTATTATTGTAAATTCCCATATCTATGAGAAGAATTAATCAAAGAAAGGAATAAAATGGCAGATCCAAACAAATTTAAATCTGTGTCTGTACCAATAGAAACCTACAAGAAACTTCGTTTTCTTGCTGCAGGTAAGTTTGTTGATGCAGAATTGACGGTTAGTAAAACAATTGAAGCTCTTGCTACAAGAGCCGCAAAAAAATTAGGATATAAAAATGGAAAAGCAAACAACAACTCGTAGAATTATTTGCTACGAGTGTAAGGGAAATGGTTTTATATACGGAGATTTTTTTCAAGTAAAACAATGCAAGGTGTGTGATTCGGAAGGTGAGTTATTATCAGATGGTAAGACTCATATGAAACTGATGAAGGTGGTGGACAATGCAAGAATGCAATGAACGATACCGATATTGCTTATATAGCAGGACTATTTGATGGTGAAGGGTGTGTATCATACAAACAATATATGCGTAAGCGTCCACATAATCCAAGAGCTTATCCAACTTGGCAAATTAAACTGGAGATTGCTATGACAGAAAAATCTATCTTAGTTTGGTTGTGTGAAGTTTTAGGTGTAGGGACGGTCAAAGAAAAAAAATACAAAACAAAATA